CTACGACATCGTGGTGCACCCTCGGTGCATCCACACCATTGACGAGCTGACGCTGTACAGTTACAAGCAAGACCCACTGACTGGCAAAATCTTGCCGGTGCTCGAAGACAAGAAAAACCACGTGATCGATGCCCTGCGTTATGCCTGCGAAGGTGTGAGACGATCGGCCATCACGAAGCCTGCAACATTCACTCCATTGCCAAATGTAAAGAAATGGTGAGAAAATCACACAAAATGAGGATATAACATGGCCCGACTCTCAAACGATCAACGCCTTGCGAACCTGCACGACGAAGCCCTCGCGCAATTCGATGATGTGCAAAGCGCACTGCGCGACGAGCGCTTGCAATGCCTGCAAGACAGACGCTTTTACTCCCTAGCAGGCAGCCAGTGGGAAGGCCCACTCTGGGACCAGTACGAGAACAAACCCAAGTTCGAGGTCAACAAGATCATGCTAGCCGTGATCCGAGTGGTCAACGAATATCGAAACAACCGCATCACGGTGGACTTTGTCTCCAAAGATGGCGCTGAGAACGACAAGCTGGCCGAGGTCTGCGATGGCCTCTACCGAGCCGACGAGCAGGCATCCGTGGCCGATGAAGCCTACGACAACGCCTTCGAGGAAGCGGTCGGAGGTGGCATCGGTGCATGGCGCTTGCGCACAGTCTACGAAGACGAGGAAGACTCAGAGGATGACCGCCAACGCATCCGCATCGAGCCAATCTTTGACGCTGACAGCTCGGTGTTCTTTGACCTTGGCGCCAAGCGCCAAGACAAGTCCGATGCCAAGTTCTGCTTTGTCGTCACATCGATGACGCGCCAGGCATACAAAGACACATGGGGCGATGACCCGACCGACTGGCCAAAGATCATCCACCAGTACGAATTCGACTGGTGCACACCCGATGTGGTCTATGTGGCCGAGTACTACAAGGTCGAGGAAAAGACCGAGACAATCCGCATCTTCCAAACCATCACAGGCGAGGAAGAACGCTACATCAAAGCCGACTTTGACAACGATGAAATGCTTGAGGAAACTCTGGCAGCCATCGGTACAGTCGAAGTGCGCCAGCGCAAGATCAAGACCAAGCGCGTGCACAAGTACATCATGTCGGGCGGCAAGGTGCTCGAAGACGCAGGCTACATCGCAGGCAAATGCATCCCAATCGTGGTCGTCTACGGCAAGCGCTGGTTTGTTGACAACGTCGAGCGATGCATGGGCCATGTGCGTCTGGCCAAGGATGCCCAGCGCCTCAAGAACATGCAACTGTCCAAACTGGGCGAGATCAGCGCCTTGTCCTCAGTCGAGAAACCAATCCTCACGCCTGAGCAGGTCGCTGGCCATCAAGTCATGTGGGCCGAGGACAATCTCAAGGACTATCCGTATCTGCTGATCAACCCGATCACAGATCAGAACGGCAACCAAGCGGTCAGTGGCCCAGTGGCCTACACCCGCAGTGCAGCCATCCCACCGGCAATGGCCGCGCTCTTGCAGATCACCGAAACCGACATGCAAGACATTCTGGGCAATCCAGCTGGCGCAGACAAGATGGTCAGCAACATCTCAGGCAAGGCCGTGGAAATGATTCAGGCCCGAGTCGATGGCCAAGCATTCATCTACATGAGCAACTTTGCCAAGGGCATGAAGCGCTGCGGTGAAATCTGGCTGTCGATGGCACGCGACATCTACACCGAAGACAAGCGCAAGATGAAGACCATCGCACCAACTGGTGAGGCTGGCATGGTCGAGCTGATGAAGCCAGGCATCGATCAGGAAACTGGTGCAGTGGTCATGGAAAACGACCTGACCAGCGCCACCTTCGATGTGATCGCAGACGTTGGCCCATCGAGCAGCACCAAGCGCCAAGCAACCGTTCGCGCCTTGACTGGCATGCTCCAGATCACCCAAGACCCAGAGACAGCTCAGGTGCTGACCGCAATGGCCATGATGAACATGGAAGGCGAAGGCGTGGGCGATGCCAATGCCTACTTCCGCAAGAAGCTCTTGCGCATGGGCGTGGTCAAGCCAACCGACAACGAAGCCGAAGAACTCATGGCCGAAATGCAAGGCCAGCCGCAAGACCCGAATGCCCTGTACCTGCAAGCCGCAGCTGAGAATGAAACTGCCAAGGCAGCCAAAGCCAGAGCCGACACCGTCGAAACCGTAGCCAGCGCAGAACTAAAACGCGCTCAAACACTGGAGACTTTGGGCAAGGTCGACGAGACCGCACAGAACATGGCGCTCACAAATGCAGAGGCTGTGCAACAAATTTTGCAAGGCCAGATCGTTCAACCAGTTGTAAGGTGAATGAAAAAGAGCGAGAATGTGATAAACGGCATCCACCCAGCCGTTCTAATGGGTGAGTTTGATGGGGTCAGAAGATGAACACAAAGGCAGTATCAGGAGAAGAAAACCAAGACGATGACACCATTGTTGTTGAGGACGAAGGTCAAGACACTGAGCAAACCACCGATGAGCACAAATCCATTGGTGACCAGGGCGAAGACCAAGACACCGAAAGCAACGAAGGCGACAGCGACGAGGTGATCGTATCCATTGGTGAGGAAGCGCCACCTCCCGAAGAACAGACTCACGCGCCTGAATGGGTACGCGAGCTGCGTAAGACGAACAGAGAATTGCAACGGCAAAACCGTGAACTGCAAGGCAAGCTGCAAAGCACCGCACAGACTGAGACCAAGCCGGTCGTGCTAGGCAAGAAGCCAAGCCTTGAAGAACATGACTATGACGCTGACAAATTCGAGGCAGCACTGGCCGACTGGTTTGAGCGCAAGCGACAAGCCGATGAAGCCAACGCCAAGCAAGAAGCTGAAGTTATGAATCAGCAAAAAGCATGGCAAGCCAAACTGGATGGCTATGGCAAGGCGAAAGCCGAGCTGAGAGTCAAAGATTTTGAAGACGCTGAGGCCGTGGCCCAAGAGTTGTTCAACATCACCCAGCAAGGCGTGGTGCTCCAAGGTGCAGATAATCCTGCGCTCGTCATCTACGCACTCGGCAAGAATCCAAAGAAGGCCAAAGAGCTGTCCGACATTAAGGACCCTGTAAAGTTTGCCTTCGCGGTAGCAAAACTGGAGAAAGAATTGAAAGTTACAAACCGTAAGGCAGCCCCGCCACCCGAGAGAGTCGTGTCAGGAACTGGCCGAGTATCTGGGGCGGTGGACTCAACCCTCGAACGGCTGCGAGAAGAAGCGGCCCGTACTGGCAACATGACGAAAGTCATCCAGTACAGGGCGCAGAAGCGAGCAGCTTCATCTAAATGATTTTTTAAGGAAATATTATGTCTAACAGTTTCTCAAAAGAAGAACGCGTTGCCTTTGAAGACCTCCTCGAAGGCTTCCAAGACGCATTGGTTTTGTCACGTCATGTCAACATCTACAACACAGATCAGACAATGATGGAACGCGCCAACAACACCATCTGGCGTCCCCAACCTTACATCGCTCAGTCCATCAACAGCACGCCTGGCACCAGCATCGCTGGCCAATACCAAGGCATGACTCAGTTGGCCGTCCCCGCTACCTTGGGTTACAGCCAGACTGTGCCTTGGGAAATGACTGCTCTTGAGTTGCGCGATGCGTTGCAAGAAGGCCGTCTGGGTGAGAGCGCCAAGCAAAAGCTGGCCTCTGACATCAACGTGGCCATCATGAGCTCCGCTGCTAACCTCGGCTCTTTGGTTGTGCCTATCGGTGGCGCTTCTGGTGATTATGATGATGTCTCTTTGTGCGACACCATCATGAACGAGCAAGGCGTGCCTGACTACGATCGTTTCATGGCTTTGTCTAGCCGTGACTACAACGGTCTGGCCGGTAACTTGTCACAAGCTAGCCGTTCATTCGGCAATGCCAAGTCTGACAAGGCATACGAGCGCAGCTACGTTGGCATGGTCGCAGGTTTTGACACCTACAAGATGGACTACGCAAACCGCTTGGGCGCGGCTGCTGGCACTAGCAAGACCATCGACACAAACGGCTCTAACACACAAGCGAACTACGCTCCTCAAGCCACTTCCACAGCTGTGGGCGGCCAGATCAACGTGGACAACCGCTTCCAGACCGTGACCGTGAACAGCACCACCGGCATTGCTGCTGGCGATGCATTCAAGATCGCTGAAGTCTACGCTGTGCACCACATCACTAAGCAAAGCACTGGTCAGTTGAAGACTTTCCGTGTTGTGTCTATTGATTCCGGCACTACCATGACCATCACGCCTCCAATCATCGGTGCTCAAACCATCGGTGGCACAGGCCCAACAGACGCTCAGTTGCAGTACAAGAATGTGGAAGTTGCCATCGCAGCCGATGCAGCCGCCATCACCTTCTTGAACGTCAACGCAGCTTCTGTGAACGTGTTCTGGCAGCGTGATTCCTTGGAAATCTTGCCTGGCCGTTACGCAGTGCCCTCTGACGCTGGTGTCGCAGTGATGCGTGCAAGCACAGACCAAGGCATTGAGTTGGTCTTGCAAAAATGGTACGACATCAACAGCATGACGATCAAGTATCGTATGGACACGCTGTTCGGTGTGGTTAACAAGAACCCAGAAATGTCTGGTATCTTGTTGTTCAACCAGTAATCCAGCAAAACAGACTGGGGGGCTTCGGCCCCCCTTTCTCAATAGGAGCACACCATGCCATTGACAAAAGGTTATTCGAGCAAATCCATCGGCAAGAACATCAAGATGGAAAAGAAGTCCGGCAAGCCAATGAAGCAGGCCGTGGCCATCGCATTGAATGTGGCCACCAAAGCAGCCAAAGCCGCAGGCAAGCCCAGCAAAGCGCCTAAAAAGGCCATGAAATGAAGGCCGGTCTATACGCCAACATTCACGCCAAGCGTGAACGCATTGCAGACCAGAAGGCCGCAGGCAAAACGCCTGAGCGCATGCGCAAGCCTGGCACAAAGGGCGCACCTACTGCCGCAGCCTTCAAAGCCGCTGCAAAAACAGCCAAGCCCATGAAAAGAAAGGCCAAGTAATGCAGGACATCATCCTCATTCCAAGGTATGCAAAGAACAAAAAGCCTGTCAAGGTACGCAAGCCCTCCAAGCCCATCGACGGCATCAACCATAGATTGATACGCGAGCAAGCCGAGGCAGCGGCCAAGGCCGCAGAATCTCAGGCCATCGCGCCAGAAGACGATGCATTGCCAACCCGCGAGGAACTTGAGGCAAAGGCCACCGAATTAGGAATTCGCTTTGATGGTCGCACAAAAGACAAAAAACTGGGACAATTGATCCAAGACAGATTGTCTGAGAACACAGGAGAATGACATGGGATGGACAAAGCGCCAATTCGTCGCACAGGCCTTTGAGGAAATTGGCCTTGCTTCCTACGTCTTTGATCTGACCCCAGAGCAGTTGCAATCTGCCCTGCGCAGACTGGACACCATGATCGCAGCATGGAATGCCCTTGGCATTCGTCTCGGTTACCCACTGCCATCCAGTCCCCAAGACAGCGATCTTGACGAGCAGACCAACGTGCCTGACAGCTCGAACGAAGCCATCTACACCAATCTGGCGATCAAGCTGGCTCCAAGCTACGGCAAGCAAGTCATGCCTGACACCAAGATGACAGCCAAAGAGTCGTACAACACACTCCTGTCACGCGCAGCCATGCCAATGGAGCAACAGCTTCCAAGCACGATGCCAGCAGGAGCAGGCAACAAGCCTTGGCGCGTATACGACAATCCTTTCATCCGTCCGCCATACGATCCAGTCTTGGCCGGTCAAGATGGCCCCATCGAATTCAACTGAGGAACCACAATCATGCCAACCATCAATCAACTATCGGGCATCAGCCAAGTCTCTGGCGGTGATCTGCTTCCGGTTTATGTCTCCAACAATGGTGACGCTCGGAAGGTTTCGATCACGCAATTGCTGCAATACTTTCAACAGGTTTTTGCTGCACCGACCGTAGCCACCAACCTATACACACCAGGCACTGGCTTCAACATTTCAGTGCCAACACCAGTTAGCGAACAGCAATGGATGGTCATCCAGCCTGCTGGCACGCTGGCCACAGGAACAGTCACTTTGCCATTGAACACTGGCACACCTGATGGCACTGAGGTGTTGGTCACAACCACCCAGCAGATCACAGCCTTCACGCTGGCGCTCAATGGCGCATCCAATGGCTATGGAGCACCCAGCACACTGGCAGCGCAGGACTTCTTCCGCATGCGCTTCTATCAAGCCACAAACTCGTGGTATCGCATTGCTTAATTTTTAGGAGAAAACCATGTCAGTCGTCAATCAATTTAGCCCACGCCTTGGCTCAAACCAAGTTGTCACACCAGCAGCTTCATCTGCCGCAATCACCATCAACCAACAAGACAAAGCAGTCCGTTTGGTCAACAGTGGCGCAAATATCTGCTACGTGCGAATCGGTGATGGTGCTGCAACTACAGCAGACATTCCTGTTCGTGCCAACAGCGAGATCATCATTCGCAAGTCAACAGAAGACACTGCTTTGTCGCACATCTCTGCATCTGGCACCACATTGAACGTGGCCACAGGAGAAGGCGGCATCTAATGGCCACCAAGGACTCAAGACTTGCTCGCGTTGGTGTGGAAGGCTACAACAAGCCCAAGCGCACGCCATCGCATCCGACCAAAAGCCACGTTGTCGTGGCCAAGGCCGGTGACCAAGTGAAAACCATTCGCTTTGGTCAGCAAGGCGTGTCTGGGTCTCCAAAGAAGGAAGGCGAGTCAAAGGCATCCGAGGCTCGTCGAGAATCATTCAAGGCCAGACATGCTGAGAACATTGCCAAGGGCAAGATGAGCGCAGCGTATTGGGCCAACAAGGTCAAGTGGTAAGCCATGCAAATCCCAATCCTAAACGGCATCTACGCTGACAACACGCCAGAGTTGCGCACCAGCTATCCAGTGAACATGATGCCAGTGCCAAAGAAGTCTGGCATCAGCAATGGATTTCTGCGACCAGGCGATGGCATTGTGGCCAATGGCACAGGACCAGGCACTGATCGTGGCGGTGTCAACTGGAATGGCATCTGCTATCGAGTAATGGGAAACAATCTGGTCTCGGTGGCCAGCAACGGCACAGTCACGATCTTGGGCGATGTTGGTGGACCGATCAATGAGCTGGTGACGTTCGACTACAGCTTTGATCTGCTGGCCATCGCATCTGGTGGCCGACTGTATTTTTGGGACCCAGTGGCATCTACTCTCACACAAAACACTGACCCAGACTTGGGCGTGGTGCTTGATGTGGCATGGGTGGACGGTTACTTCATGACAACCGATGGAGAGTTTCTGGTTGTCACAGAGCTGTCCAATCCTTTGGTGGTCAATCCTCTGAAATATGGCAGCGCAGAAGCCGACCCCGATCCAGTGGTGGCTTTGCTCAAACTGCGCAATGAAATCTATGCACTCAACCGCAACACCATTGAGGTGTTCGACAACGTGGGTGGAGAACTATTCCCATTTGCACGCATTGAAGGCGCTCAAATTCAAAAAGGCGTGATCGGCACGTTTGGATGTTGCGTCTATATCGAGCGCATTGCATTCCTGGGTGGTGGCCGAAATGAAGCGCCAGGCATCTATGTTGGTGCAGCAGCTGTCACTCAAAAGATTAGCACGCAAGAGATCGACAATTTGCTCTTGCAATATACCGAGGCACAACTGGCCACGGTCAAACTTGAAGCGCGAAATGACAAAAACCATGAGCACCTGTATGTGCACCTGCCAGACCGCACCGTGGTCTATGATGCATCGGCATCTGAGGCACTTGGCGAGCAAGTCTGGTTCACACTGACCACCACCGTGGTCGGCTTCTCACAGTACCGCGCACGCAATATGGTTTGGTGCTATGACAAGTGGTTGGTTGGCGATCCTCAATCCAGCTCAATCGGATACTTTGTGCAAGGCACTGGTGAGCATTGGGGTCAGCAAGTGCGCTGGGAATTTGGCACGCTCATCGTCTATAACGAGAGCAATGGCGCGATTTTTAACGAGCTTGAGCTTGTCAGTTTGACCGGCAGTGTGGCCATTGGCACAAATCCACAGATCAGCACTAGCTATTCGCTGGATGGCAAGTCATGGAGCCAAGACCGTTACATTACTGTAGGCACGACTGGAAACACAGCCAAGCGTCTCGCATGGTTTCAGCAGGGCCACATGCGCAACTGGCGCATCCAGCGCTTCCGTGGCGACAGCGATGCCCATGTGTCATTTGTTCGACTTGAAGCCCAGATCGAGGCATTGGCATTCTGATGGCAACCGCACCAACATCCCGCAGACTTAATCTGACGCGAGATCAGCTCGCGCAGTTTCTGACTGATCAACAACAGATCAGACAGTTTGAATTGTTGTTTTCTGCTGTAGACGAATTGCAGGTAATTATTGGAACTGACTTTGAGTACCAAGCAGACACGGCAGCAGCCACAGCAAACGAGGCGCTTGCACAGCTCGCTGCATTGGCACAAGACACTGGAGTCGAGGATGCTGTGCTCAATGCCAAAGTGCAGCAAGCATTGGATGCCGTGGCTCAATTAGCTCGAACACTTGAACTAATTGCAACCGCGCCAGCCATCGAAAACAACAACTCGGTGGTGACTGATTACATTGACTTCAATACCACCACGCCATCGCCAGCCGTGAAGGTTGGCCGCATGCACTGGAATGGCGGCTATACGCTCAACCTTGAAATGACACCAAATGTCAATCAAGCCATTGGCGAGTCGCAGTATTACTACATCAAGGCATCGGCAACCATCGCCAAAGGCCAACTGATAATGTTTGATGGATCTGTCGGTGCTTCTGGCGTGCTGAAGGGCAAACCATCCACTGGCGTGACAAATGGTCAGCTTATCATGGGCGTGGCAGCTGAGGCTATTGCCAACAATGGCTTTGGTCTTGTTTCCAGTTTCGGACTGGTGAGAGGTTTTAACACCACCGGAACGCCTTATGGTGAGACTTGGGCAGACGGTGATATTCTGTACTATAACCCATCTTATGCTGGTGGCCTGACAAAGAATCTACCAGTAGCACCAATACCTCACGTGGTGGTGGCCGCAGTGGTAAATGCAGCAACAGCAGGGTCTGGTTCAGTTTTTGTCAGAGTGCAGGCCGAGCCATTGGTCAGCCAACTATCTGATGTTTACGCGCCAACACCTGCCAATGGTGATGTGCTGGTTTACGATGCAGTCCAACTACGCTGGGAAAACGCTCCCATAAGCACCGCTGGAGCTGTCACATCGGTCACTGGCACATCACCGGTCGTCTCGTCTGGCGGCACAACGCCAGCGATCAGTTTGGCATCAGGTTACGGTGACACGCAGAATCCTTATGCTGCTAAAACTGCCAACTATGTGCTGGCCGCGCCCAATGGCTCATCTGGTGCACCTACGTTTAGGGCTTTGGTGGCCGCTGACATCCCTGCGTTGCCCTACGGCACTGGTACGGTCACTAGCGTCTCTGTCGTGTCGGCCAACGGCTTTGCAGGCACTGTGGCCACGGCCACGACAACGCCTGCAATCACCATGTCGACCAGCATTACCGGCCTGCTATACGGCAACGGTACAGCTTTGGCCTC